TTATATGACAACCTTTCCGGCATGGGATATTCCAAAGAGCATTTTACCGCTGATTCTGCTGAACCTAAAAGCATTGATGAACTGAAAGGTTATGGAATGCGTGTCAAGGGTGCATTGAAAGGCAAAGACAGTGTGAACAATGGCATTCAGTGGATTCAGGATTTTGAAATCATAGTGCATCCCAGGTGTGCGAACTTCCTGACGGAAATCAGCAACTACACATGGGACACAGACAAATTTGGAAACAAGCTGAATGTGCCTATTGATGACTTCAACCATCTGATGGATGCAATGCGTTATGGTCTTGAAGGCTTCATTAAGGGCAACAAATGGATGTATTAGTATCATTATAGTAACAAACCGCCTTGAAATCACAGTGTTTTAGGGCTTTTGTATTTTATTGAGCAATAAAAGATGACTATAAACAGTGGATTGGGGGTGAAAAATTATGCTGAAACCGGAAGAAATTACTGCATTGATTCAGGATGATAAAACATCCGAAAGAAAAAGGCTTGCCGAAGTAGGTCAAAAGTATTATGAAGGAATTCATGATATTTTGAACTATAAGCTGTATTATTACAATTCTGATGGCAAACTGGTTGAGGATACCACAAGAAGCAACATCAAAATCTGTCATCCTTTCTTTACAGAATTGGTTGACCAGTGTGTTCAGTATATGCTATCCGGAAAAAAATCTTTTGTAATGTCTGATATTCCTGAACTGCAAGATGAACTTGATAAATACTTTGGAGAAGATTTCAAATCCGAACTTTTCGAAGTCTTGACTGATTGCTGTTCCAATGGCTTTGGTTATATGTATGCTTACAAGAACATTGATGACAGAACTTCTTTTGTCTATGCTGATGCAATGGGTGTTGTGGAAGTCAGAGCAAAGGATACTGATGACCACACAGAATATGTTATCTATTGGTACATTGACCGGATTGACAAAGGAAAGAAGAAAATCAAAAGAATCCAGGTGTGGGATAAAACCCAGGTCACATATTTTGTTCAAGCTGATGAAGGAAAAATTGAACTTGACAAAGATGAACCGCTGAATCCCCGACCACACATTGTCTATGAAAAGGATAATGAAGAAGGCAAGTATGGTGATTCCCTTGGGTATATTCCTTTCTTCCGCATTGATAACAACCGGAAGCAGACCAATCACTTGAAACCCATCAAGGCTTTGATTGATGACTATGACCTTATGGCTTGTGGTATGTCAAACAACCTACAAGACATCAGTGAAGGATTGTATGTGGTCAAGGGCTTTCAGGGTGACAACCTTGAAGAAATGATTCAGAATATCAAAGTCAAGAAACACATTGGTGTTGAACCTGATGGTGATGTTGACATCAAGACAGTGGATGTTCCAGTTGCAGCAAGACAGGCAAAACTTGAAATTGATGAAAAGAACATTTATCGGTTCGGTATGGGCTTCAATTCAGCACAGCTTGGTGATGGTAATATTACCAATGTGGTCATCCGTTCGAGATATGCTCTTCTTGATTTAAAGTGCAATAAACTTGAAACAAGGTTAAAATCATTCTTGAAAAAATTGGTTAAGATTGCTTTGACTGAAATCAATGACATCAATGAAACTGATTATCAGACAAGTGATGTGTATTTTGAATTCACAAGGGAAGTCATGACCAATGCATCAGACAATGCTTTGATTGAAAAGACCGAAGCCGAAACAATGCAAATCCGGTTAAATTCAATCTTAAATGCTGCATCACAGATTGATTCTGACACAGTCCTTAAAGCAATTTGTGAATTGTTTGAATTGGATTTTGATGATGTCAAAGCTGCCATGCCTGAACCTGGCACTGATTTGAATGCAGCAAGTGAAGCATTAGCAAATGCACCTGTGGATGGTGTTGAACCTGGTGGTGATGGTGTAAATGAATAAGCGACAAAAAGAAGTCATTGCATCAAAGCTTGAGGATGAAAAGGCAATTTTAAAAGCCCTTGAAAAAAATTACACCACTGCACTGGCTGATATTAAGAAAAATATCAAGAATTTGCAAGCTAATCCTCTGACCCAATCTAAAGCCTATCAGCTTGACTTCCAAAAGCAGCTTGAAAAACAGTTAACAGGTATTCTTGACAACCTGCAAGGAAAGAACTTTACTTCCATTGCTGATTATCTCAATACCTGCTATAAACAAGGATTCTTGGGTACAATGTATGACCTTCAAGGTCAGGGTGTTCCTTTGGTATTGCCAATTGACCAAAAGCAAGTTCTAAAAGCAGTACAGAAAACTGGTGATAATATTAAGCTTGCAAATAAGCTTGGAATATCAACCAATGAACTGAAAAAGCAGGTGCTGACTGAACTTCAAAGAGGTCTTGCAACAGAGTTATCATATAATGATATTGCAAGGAACATCAGCAATTGGGGTTCATCTGACATGAACCGGTCAAAAAGGATAGCAAGAACCGAAGGTCATAGAGTTCAGAATGAAGCACAAATGGATTCCCTTTATGGAGCAAAGAAAAAAGGTGCTGATATTGTAAAACAATGGGATTCAACCCATGACGGTAATACAAGACCAACACATCAAGCCCTTGATGGTCAAATTAGGGAACTGGATGAAAGCTTTTCTGCAAGTGGTGCATCTGCACCTTATCCTGGTGGATTCGGTGACCCTGCCGAAGATTGCAATTGTAGGTGCTGTATGCTGCAAAGGGCAAGATGGGCAGTCAAGGGTGAATCAACCTATCAGAAGTGGAATAATGAAACCGGTGGAATCATAGAATGTTCAGGGTATGAAGATTTCAAGAAAAAATACCTTGAAGCTATGGAAAATCTCAGCAATTATGACATAACTGAAAATGGAAAATATAAAATTCTTCCGTACAGTAATGTTTCCGAATATCAAGATTATATCGAACCTGAATTTCTAGCACAAAAAATGACACACGCTGACACCAGTATTTTGTGGGCAGATGACGGTGGGTATATTCAGAATGCAGATGGATATAAAGATATTAATGGATTTATGAGAGGATTAAAAGATTCACTTGATAATCCTAAATGTCAAAAAACCATAGATGTTTTGCGAAAAAGAACAACAAACCCATCGCTCCAACATGATTATGTTGGATATAGAAAGGTTCAACCATCATATATTCAAGATGTTCTAGGAATTGATACATCAGGAAAATTAAAATCAATTGGTATGCCTTATGAAGGGTTCAAAGATAAAAAGGCGGCTCAAAGTTTAGTTGATACAATAAATTCTTTGGTAGGGACTGATAAAGCATTTGTTTCCGATAAAGCAGTAACATCAGTCAGCTTATGTGAAAAGATAAATTTCTTTACACACAGAACTGTGAAATTTGAAATTCAAATGCCTAAGGGAACAAAAGGTCTTATAAGTGATAACTATCAGGAAAGTGAATTTATTGCGAAACCTGATACAATACTTGAAATTTTGGGTGCAAAGGTATATAATAACGATGGAAAACTTTGTATTACGATTTTTTCAAGAATGATTCAAGATTGAAGGTGATAAAATGAGTGGAATTAGTGAAATACTGCATAGTATATTTAGTGATAATGCAATTAACGCCGCTGCTTATGCAGAACAAATTGAAGATGTAAAGTATTGTTCAGACCATCATTTGAATCACTTGAATGGTACATCCGAACAAAAAAAGTGGGAAGAATATTGTGATATTGCAGAATTCTATTATGCAAATGATGAAAAAAGCAATAAAACATACACCATTGAAAATATGAAGCGGTTCCATTCATTAGTTAATGATTTCTTGAAGAAACATCCCAAATCAAGCTTATATGATGGCTTGACAGAGTTGGAACATTATGCAGTTAGAAGGTTGTATTATTATAATAGCCATTAGGCATTAAAATTTATTGATTGAAGCACCCTGCAAAGGGTGCTTTTTTCATACAAAAAATCACATCTTCAAAAGTCAGATGTAAAACAGAGTATTTCAAAGCAAGAGGTAACTTGTAAAAATCCTATTTGAAGAAAGGATGGTACAAATCATGACACTGCAAGAAATCTTAAAAAGTCAGGGCTTAACTGATGAACAGATTCAAACCATTACCGGTGAGATGAAGCGGAACAAGGTGTTCACCGCAGGGGAAGAAAACCTTGACATCAGATATAAAGACCTGCAAACTAAATTTGAAAGCAAAGACAAGGAACACAAGGAAGCTGTTGCACTTATTGAGCAGTTGAAGAAGGATAATGCCGACAATGATGCTCTTCAAGGCAAAATTACCGATTATGAAACCAAAATGACTGCATTGCAGAAAGAGCTTGAACAGACAAAAGTGGATGCTGCATTGAAAGTTGCTCTTCTTGAAGCAAAAGTCCTTGATGTTGATTATCTTACTTTCAAAATCAAGGAAAAGGGTGAAGTCAAGCTGACTGAAGATGGAAAAATCAAAGACATTGACAGTACCATTTCAGCTATGAAAACCCAATATCCTTCCCAGTTTTCCAGTGATTCAAAAAAGAAGATTGAAGAAAACAAACTTTCCAATGGTGATAACAAGGAAACTGGACTTTCCAAAAGCGATATTCTCAAAAAGCCCTATGCTGAAAGAATCAAGTTCTTTCAGGAAAATCCGGATGCTTATAATGAAATTATGCATTCCGAAAACAACTAATTAAAATTTGAAAGGTTAAGGTGAATTATTATGGCAGTTACAAACATGGACAGCATGATTAACCCCCAGGTTATGGGTGACATGATTGATGCAAAAATCCAGGCAATGGCGAAATTGACCCCCTATGCGAAGGTTGACACAACCCTTGTGGGTGTTCCTGGTGATACAAAGACTGTTCCTTCTTGGAACTATATTGGTGATGCAGAAGATGTTGCGGAAGGTGATGAAGTTGATTTAACTGCATTGACCGCTGCTTCTGTGACTTTTACCATTAAGAAAGCAATGAAAGCGGTTGGTCTTACCCAGGAAGCTGTGAACAGCGGTCTTGGTAACCCGATTGGTCAGGCTGAAACACAGCTTGCAAAGTCCATCATTGGCAAAGTTGATAATGATGTGCTTGATGCTGCATACACTTCTGCAAATGTTTATAACGGCACATCCGCTGTCATCGGCTATGATGCCATTGTGGATGCTGTTACAAAGTTTGAAGATGAAGAAGATGGTATTGAAAAGGTCATGTTTATTCATCCGAAGCAGGAAGCAACACTTCTGAAAGATGCTGATTTCCTTTCTGCTGATAAATTCCAGGGCGGTGTGGCGGTCAATGGTGCTATTGGTAAAATTGCCGGCTGTTGGATTAAAAAATCCGCAAAGGTGAAGAGTGTTGACGCTGTAACGGCTGTTCCTGGGGTTTACACCCTTACAATCACCGGCACTGCAACTATTGGTGACACAATCACAGTTGGTGGTGTTACTTATACAGCAGAAGCTGCTGACAATGAAATTGCTGTTGCAACGGCACTTGAAACTGCCATCAAAGCAAATACCACACTGAATGGTCTGTTTACGGTCGGAAGAAATGCTGGTGTAATTACCCTTACACAGAAACCTGCCGGAACTGGGGCGATGCCTGTGGTTGTCAACAAGTCCGGTGCTACTGCAACCGGTGCGATTGTTACAACCATAGCTGGTGTTGCAGCTGTGCCGAAACATTATGCATGTCCCATCATCAAACTTGAACCTGACAATGCTGAAACTGAATATACAGAAGATGAACTTCCTGCAATCACCATTTTCTTGAAGAAAGATACTTCTGTTGACACAGAGTGGATGCCTAAAAAGCAGCAGACTGACATAACTGCCTGTAAGTATTATGGTGTTGCACTCACCAATGCAGCAAAAGTTGTTGTTGCAAAGTTTGGTGAATAATCAGTAACAGCCTAAATGGGGGGTGTGCCATCTGGTATATCCTCTTTTTATTTTAAAGGAAAGGGGTGCAAATATGATTGTTGATGTTTCAGAACTGCTTGAAATGCCTGAATTCATTGGAATTGCAGAAAAGACCTTGAACCGAAAGCTGAAAGCAGTAGAAAGTCTCATCAGGTCATACACCAATAACAACTTCCAAAATAGGATGGTCAGATTTGAAGCACCTTCTTCCACATCATCTTTGCTTGGATTCAGTGAATACTTGAAGGTCGGTGACACTGTTCAAATCAGTGAATCAATCAATAATGGACTGTATATAGTCAAAGATATTAATCAGGCAAAGACCATCATAGTTGTCGAAGATGGTCTGTTTGAAGCTGATTATAACCTAGTCACCAAAGTGGAATATCCTGATGCAATTGTTGAAGGTGTTATTAATTTGATGATTTGGGAAATTCAAAATCGTTCAAAGGTTGGTATCAAGTCAGAAACGCTTTCAAGACATGCGGTAACATATTATGACCAGGATGCCAATAACCAACTGATGGGTTATCCAGTAACCCTTCTTGGATTTTTAAAACCATATATAAAAGCGAGGTTTTGAAATGACAAGAATAGTTGGAAACATAAAAGCAAAAATGCAAGTCAAAAATAATGGTCAAAAAAATCAGATTGGTGAAAGAAACTTTCACTGGTTTGATGTTGTTGAATTAGTTGGATGGCTTGATTTATCCAGTGGCGATTCTAAATACAACACTTACAGCGCAAAGATTCAAGAATCTACACATATTTTCATTTGTGATTTTCAGTCCTTCAAGGCACTGTCAGCACAATGGGAATGGAATCCTTTCAACTTCTTGACCGGAATCATCAATTCTGAACTGGATGCAGATATTGATGTTACAAGCGAAAATGCAAGGCTATTGATTGACCAGAAGGTCTATGACATTATGCTGATTGATGACCCAATGAATTTGCATCAGCACATTGAAATTTATTTGAAATATGTTGGTGGTCAAAATGGCTGACAATGTCACTTTTAAAGATAATAGGATTAAAGTTGAAGATGCACTTGCTGAAAAAGGTGTTGCTTTATTATATGAAGCACTTGGCGAATTGCAAGCGCAGACTGCACGAAACAGCAGGGTTGATAGTGGACAAACCAAAGGGTCATGGGATTACACTGTTGATGAAGCAACTTTACAAGGTCAGGTTGGTAGTTCTCTTGAAAATGCAATATGGGAAGAATTTGGTACAGGTGAATATGCTCTTGAAGGTAACGGAAGAAAAGGTGGATGGTTCTATAAGGATGTAGAAGGCGAAGGACACTTTACGCATGGTAAAAAGCCTAACAGGGCATTGTGGAATGCTTATGAAGCCTTGAAAACCAAATTAATCTCCAGAGCAGAATCTATATTTAAGGGGATGAACAGCAAATGACAGAAGTATTGCAAATCATAAGTTCACAAATGGAAAACCTTGAGCTGAATTATGAATTCGGAAGGATGACTGAATCACCGCCTACATACCCTTATTGGGTCGGCAGTTATTCAGCATCAGAGCCTATGACAGAAGATGGACTTGAATCAATAACAATCATGTTAAATGGCTTTGCAAGGGATAAATTCATTGAACTTGAAGCGCAAAAGGATATAATCAAAGACCACTTTAAGCATGGGGTTTCTGTTATAACAGATTCCGGTGCTGCGGTGGTTGTTTTTTATGTCGGTATGCATGATATCCCATCTGATGAATCAGATTTAAAAAGATGTCAAATTAACTTATTAATTAAATTATGGAAGGAATGATTCTATGTATGAAGAACTGAAAAGTCACGGTGTTACCGCTGATACGCCTAAAAACATCATGCTCGGTGCAGGTACAATTCATAAAGGTCTGAAATACATTCCGGCAACAACTGGTGAAAATCCTGTCGCTGCACATTGGAATTTTACAGAATCTTTGATTGGTGCTACATCAGGCGGTAATAAGCTTTCAATTGTGCCTGAAATTAAAACAGTTGAAGTTGATGGGGCTTTGGTCAAGGTGAAGGGTCTTGACTTAAAGCAAGGTGAAACCGCAAAGCTTGAAACAAATCTCATTGAAATTACCCCTGAAATATTGAAAACTACTGTCATTGGTCAGCTTGCTGAAAGTGACATTGAGGGGTACAGCCTTATTGAAAGTAAACCTGACATTGAAGCCGGTGACTATTATGAAAACCTTGCCTTTGTTGGCAAGAAAACAGATGGTACACCTATCATCATTATTCTTGATAATGCCCTTTGCACAAGTGGTTTTGAGGGAGAAGGAAAGAACAAGGATGCGACTATTGTGAAATGTACTTTTGAATGCTATCAGGAAGCAACTGGTGACCTTAGTATTCTGCCGTATCATATTTATTATCCCACTACAACAGTAGCACAGGGATGAATAGAAAGAGGTTTTGAACAATGAATGAATCAACATCAGATATTAAAATTCTCACCACAGAAGCGACACCGGCTGAAAAGCCTTACACTTTCAGACCCCTTGGGGCAACAGACATGATGCCAATGTTCCGCATTATTGGGAAGATAGGCATTGACGAATTCAGCAAATGCTTTAATTCAGATGCAGTTCAGTCTATCCTTAAAAACAAGGAAAAAGAAACATCCAAAATCACTGATATGGTTGGGCTAAAGATTTTTCTTGATGCTGCAAATGTTATTATCAGTCATATTCCTGACTGCGAAGAAGAAATTTTTCAGATGCTTGCAAGTGTCAGTGGTCTTTCGGTGGAAGCAGTCAAGGCTTTTGATTTTGTGACTTTCACTAGAATGATTATTGACTTTGTGAAAAAAGAAGAATTCAAGGATTTTATTGGGGTTGTTTCAGAGTTGTTCAAATAAGTTCAATTACAAAGTTTATGGACTTGCTATTCAAAAGATATGCAAGTCCATTTATTTTGGTTGACCAAATGATATTGGCTAGACAATTTTTTGATTTTGTAAATGATGCATTTGATTTTGTGGAAGATGAACGGCTTTGGGATTATTACCTTCATAAAGTCAATGGTCAGTCCTATGAAGAATTTAAAAATTCTGTGAAAGGAATACAGGAAGTTGTTACACCATGCAACATTGAAACAACCATAAACGATTCCTATGACATTTTACACTGGTTTGTCCCTGAATAAATAAAGAAGGGAGTGATTTATTCTGTGGAGCTATTCAAATTATTAGGCACTATTGCCGTTGAAAATAATGATGCCAATAAGGCTATTGATGATACTACCGATAAAGCCGAAGGTGCAAAAGGCAAATTCAGTAAAGTTTTTTCTAAAATCGGACAAGGTGCTGTTGCAGTAGGCAAGACAATTGGCGTTGGTCTTGCTGCCGGTGCAACAGCTATGGCACAGCTGGTTTTTACTGCCATGAAGGGACTCAGG